ATGCTGGAGCAGATGGGCCAGGCGGCCAAAGCCGCCTCATATCAGATGGCGCTGCTCTCCTCGCGCGAGAAAAACCGCGTGCTGGAGAAAATCGCCGACTATTTAGAAGCGAACGCCGAAGAGATTTTGCTCGCCAACGAGCAGGATCTGCTGGAGGCGCGCCGCAGCGGGCTGAGCGAGGCGCTGTTAGATCGCCTGGCGCTCAACCCGCCGCGTTTACACGCCATTGCGAACGACGTGCGCCAGGTGTGTCAGCTGGCCGATCCGGTAGGGCAGGTGATTGACGGCGGCCTGCTGGAAAGCGGCCTGCGCATCGAGCGTCGCCGCGTGCCGCTTGGCGTGGTCGGCGTGATTTATGAAGCGCGCCCGAACGTGACGGTGGATGTCGCCTCGCTGTGCCTGAAAACCGGCAACGCGGCGATTCTCAGAGGCGGCAAAGAGACCTGGCGCACCAACGCGGCGACCGTAAAAGTGATTCAGAAAGCGCTGGAAGAGTGCGGCCTGCCCGCCGCGGCCGTTCAGGCCATCGAAAGCCCGGACCGCGCGCTGGTCAGTGAAATGCTGCGCATGGACAAATACATCGACATGCTGATCCCGCGCGGCGGGGCAGGGCTGCACAAGCTCTGCCGCGAGCAGTCGACCATTCCGGTTATCACCGGCGGCATCGGCGTGTGCCATATTTTCGTTGATGAAACGGCGGAATTCGCGCCTGCGCTCAAGATCATCACCAATGCCAAGACCCAGCGCCCGAGCACCTGTAACACGGTGGAAACCCTGCTGGTGCATGAGGCTATTGCAGAACGTTTCCTGCCGGCGCTGAGCCGCGAGATGCACGAACGCGGCGTGACGCTGCATGCCGATGCGCGCGCGCTGGCGCTGCTTTCCGGCGGCCCGGCGACCGCTGTGGCGGTGAAGCCGGAAGCATTCGACGACGAATGGCTGTCGCTCGATCTTAACGTGAAGCTGGTGGCAGGCATCGACGAGGCCATCGCGCATATTCGCGAGCACGGCACCCAGCATTCGGACGCCATTCTCACCCGCACGCTGCGCCACGCCGACCGTTTCGTGAATGAAGTGGATTCGTCTGCGGTGTACGTGAACGCCTCGACGCGCTTTACCGACGGCGGGCAGTTTGGTCTTGGCGCCGAAGTGGCTGTCAGCACGCAGAAGCTTCACGCCCGCGGCCCGATGGGCCTCGAAGCGCTGACCACCTACAAGTGGATCGGCTACGGCGACGATACGATTCGTGCTTAACGGAGGGCCGGGTGATGCAAAAATCGCCGCTTGAATCGCAAGGGCATTGACGCATCACCCACTTTTTCATAACCTCTTACCCCGTGCTCACGCACACCCTTCCTCAGGGCCGATATAGCTCAGTTGGTAGAGCAGCGCATTCGTAATGCGAAGGTCGGAGGTTCGACTCCTCTTATCGGCACCATTAAAATCAATGAGTTACCTAGTATTTAAGTAAATCACGTTCTCCTCTTGTGCCGTATTTGTGCCATTGCGACTTATAATCGCATCGATTTTGCTCGCGTGCTCGGTGAGATGCCCGGCTGAAAGGTGGGCGTATCTTTGAACCATTTCGAGAGTTTCCCATCCTCCCATCTCTTTAAGTGCAAGAAGAGAGACACCGGACTGAACCAGCCAGCTTGCCCAAGTATGCCTCAGGTCATGGAAGCGGAAGTTGCTAATGCCTGCCCGCTTTAACGCTCCCTTCCATGCCTTGTTGCTGTCGGTTCTCATCTTCCTTACCGCTGCTGTTTTTGTTCCGTCGCTTCGGTAGGCAGGTTTGGTGTGGACAAACACCCATCTCTTATGGAGACCCTGCTGTTTTCTTAATATCTGGCATGCGGTTTCGTTAAGAGGAACTCCGATCGCATTGCCAGCTTTTGTTTCATCAGGGTGCATCCATGCCATTTTCTTATCCAGATCGACCTGTGACCACTCAAGGTCTGTAACGTTGGAACGGCGAAGGCCTGTCGTGATTGCAAACATGACCACAGGGAAGAAATGAGGAGCAATTTCTGCAAACAGGCGCTTCGACTCCTCCTCTGTAAGCCATCTGATTCGTCCATTCTTAACGCGTGGTGTTGATATTTTGGGCGCCCTGTCAAGCCATCCCCATTCAACAGCCATATTGAGAATAGCGCGAAGTATTGCCAGATGCCGCGTCTTCGTTCCTTTGCTTGCCAGCTTTGGTTTATACTCCGGCACTGGCTTGCCAAGCCGCAAACACCTGTCCCGGCTCATTTCCCAGTTCAGGCGATGGCGGCGGTTTTCCATCCCGTCTACCGCCTCCATTATTTTTTCTGTTGTTATGTCAGAGAGAATGGTTTCTCTGAAGTGCAACATCCAGAACGATATAATGCTCTTGTCATCATCAATGGACTTCTTATCCGATTTCTCACGCAGCCACCGTATGCAGGCTTCCTTGAATAGCTTTTTCGGCGATTCCCCGAGATTTTTTACTCTCCACGCTTCTGCTTTCAGACGATCGTGAAGTTCTTGCGCTTGCCTTTTGTCCGATGTTTCAAGAGAGCGTCTAACTCTTGATCCATCTGGCGCGACGAAATCGCAGTGCCACGTGCCACCGCGTAGTTTGATTGACATGCTTTAACCTCCTGCACATCAACCGCATTCACCGCGCTATTGTGTCTTACAGACTTAAGCGCCGCAATGCAGTCTGACTTGCAAATGCGATATGGGCTTTTAGGTTTATCTGGATTTATCTTTGTGGCCTGAAGTCGTCCACTTCGTATCCACTGCGTGATAGTGCCTTTGTCTACCTTCAGATACGATGCTGCCTCTTCACGAGTGAAGATTTCTTCTTCCACTTGGAATCTCCATTTATTGAATTGGTATTATTGCGGTAGGTCTGGATATCTTGATAAATGAAAATGCCTCATCGAGTGTGAGGAGGTGTGATTTCTTTATTTCCACTCTTAATGTTTGTCAGTGAATGGTTTCTCTATCTCCATTAATGCCTTATTCATCTCATTTCGTAACTCTATAGCCATCCTGACGGCTTCAACCTGTGCAGGATGTCGGTTAATTGCTGGAGAATATCGTCGGGAGCGAAGGATTGAGAAAACAAAGATAATGCAAGCAACTATCTGAATTGCATTGCATGTTATTGATACAATGTGAATTGCAGCCATCTACTACCCCAAATAAAAAACCGCCATCAGGCGGCTTGGCGTTCTTTCAGTTCTTCAATTCGAATATTGGTTACATTGTTTTCATATATGAATAAATAAATTAGCTTTTTTCATTGCCTTCGCGTTCTTTATTAATTTTGACAAACTCGTTTTTACCACGCTCTCCAAATGCGTCTTTAGAGTCGTTGTATCCGCAATCGCAGCACACATAATCACCAGACCATCCACGCATTGTTTTTTCTTTTGCAATATTTCCAGAACCGCATTTTGGACAAGACATATCACTACCTCCAAAGCATGAGTGAGATGACAACGTAACATTGATTGGAGATTAACAATAGATTGCTGATGTAAAAGATATGTATAAGCTTCGCTTTCAAAGTGGAGGCTCTGGTAGCGGCATCCAGTGGGTTACATTGCTAATCAGACCATATTCATTAGTTTGAGGATGGCCGCCGCTATCGTCTCCGTATTTAAGACTCTCCATAAAGCCATAATGCCTATCCCCATTAACGCTCACAAAGCCGTAATAAGCTGGTATAACGCCGATCTCACACGTAATCAGCAAAGGAAAACTAGTTCTCCAATTTAGCTCGCCGATTACAGGCATCTGCTCACTACAGCTTATCCAATCATCCTTAATGCAATTACCTTGACTCTGAAGCATAGCGGCACGACAGGCGTTCCAGCCTCTCACCTCTGCAATAGCGGCAACAGCATCGACCGCGTACATTTTAAGAGGGTTAGGCATTGGTTTTTCTTCAGGTACTACTGGAATGGGTGGGGCGGCGTAGACCTCAATAATTCCATTATCAATAGGCCATTCTCCATCCTTGAGGTAGTCACTTGTGCCGTCAACTTGCTGTTCTGCAATGTGGAATGCACCTATTGGTTTTGCCTCAAGCGAGGCCAGTGCAATTCGTGCCAGTTCTTCCGCTTCTTCTGCTGGCAGTACAACGTTGCTATCAGGTCCGTATGTTTCGCGCCACTGCTTGATTGTCAGCAGTCGCTCTTTGGTAATAGTGGTCATTTGTTAGTCCTTAAACTGCTAGTTGCAATTGCATTTCAAAACGGTCGCGTTGTTCACAATACGCAAGAGAACCAGGGCTATTGTGTGCCTCAATCCGTTCTACCATTAATGCTGCGCGTGTCTCTTTACTTGCAGGTGCATAAGCCCCAGACCAGGCTTTATCAATACCGATGTTTCGAGCGACGTTCGTACTATCTGCGCTGGCTAAGGGTAATTTTGTGAATATCAGCGGATTTAACATGCGCAATCCATGTAGTTTCGTAACCGGCTGACCATGCTCATCAACAATGTGACGAATCAGGTCTTTCATTCTGGCTACCGCAAGAGTTGGGCGCTTTACGTCATAGTCGCCACAACTACCGATAGCCACTCGCGGAAACTCATTGCACAAATGAATAAATCGCTCGTCACTTTCATTCATGTGCCACACTGGAACGCCAGCTAGTTTTCCGTGAGGCCACTCATTCAGAAGCGCATCATTTTCCTCCTCTCCGCCATCAATAACATCCGGGATAATGGCAAAATCGAATCCTGGGTGATTCTTCCAGCGAGCAACAAACTCGTAGTAATCGCTCCAGTCGATTTTGTTTTTGCCAGCTGCTTTCCAGGCGGTGAATGCACCGTTGTCCAGCGCGAACGACTGACAGTATTCAGCCGCGAGATTGATCTGGCCTGAATGCGCAAAACTGATAAACGCATGTCGCCCTTTCCATGCTCTCATTGCGCACGTATCAGGAGTAATAGGCCCACCGTGGTAGTGAATCATCTCACTCTCCTTTGATGCGAATGCCAGCGGCGCGGATTGCATCGATGACTTCAGAAACTTTGTATGCCATTACCGTTTGGTAATCATCGTGAAAATCTGTTCGATGAAGTCCGGGAGCAGTATTTCCCGATCCTCCAGTTCTGCTATGCGCTTCTCTGCGGATTCCAGCTTCTCGCGCATATCGTCAACGTACTCGACCAGAGAACCGCCAGCAGGAATTTCGCACTCCTCGACCAGTTGGAAGTAGATATCAGCTGCGGCCCGTGTGTTGCTATGGCCGACTGTAAATCTAAGCGAGCTATACATGAAAATTCCCTCCGCGCCGCCATGATTGTCTTTCTCATGATTCAGGACGCCAATAATGCTTAGCCCATCCCAATCCCTTCAATACCAGAAAGAAAGCGTCGAGCGGGAATTAACGTGCGCTAACTGCGGTCAGAAGCTGCATGTGCTGGAAGTTCACGTGTGTGAGCACTGCTGCGCAGAACTGATGAGCGATCCGAATAGCTCAATGTACGAGGAAGAAGACGATGAGTGATTTCTCTGAGCTTATTTCCTTCAAAAAAGACAGAGAAGAAATGCGGACTGAATCTGTCTATTACGTTCAACACCGGAATAAACGCTCGGTGCTTGATCAGGAGTTGGTTATTACCGGAGACCTGGCATTCAGAACATATAAGGCCAGCATGGAAATGAAGGATTTCCCTAAATGTGGTTCTGAAAGAGAAGCCGCGTTAAAGCTGGCAGAGTGGATGCAGAGAATGGCTGCTGCAATTGAGAATTACTGGAGCGAACCATAATGGCTAACCTACGCAAAGAAGCACGCGGAAGAGAATGCCAGGTACGTATTTACGGCGTATGCAATGGTAATCCTGAAACTACAGTTCTGGCACATTACCGGATGGCTGGAATTTGCGGAACGGGAATGAAGCCTGACGACCTGATCGGTGCATGGGCTTGTAGCGCGTGTCACGATGAAATCGACCGACGCACCCATAATCTCGACAACAAAGACGCCAGACTTTACCACCTTGAAGGCGTGATCAGGACGCAGGCGATACTGCTGAAGGAGGGGAAGATTAAGTCATGAACGAATATCAGTTTGTGCTTCCATACCCGCCGTCGGTGAATACCTACTGGCGAAGACGGGGAAGCCAATACTACATCAGCGATAAAGGCCAGAAATACCGAAAAGACGTTCAGCAAATCATCCGCCAACTTAAGTTACCTTTGCTGATTGTTATCTGATGCTACTGCTACTGTTGCATGTTACCGTGTTTCCAAATCCTGAATTGCAGTTTGTATATGTGTCAACGCGTGTTGGGTAAGGTTGAGTTATAACAGGCTGGCGCGCTTTTTGCTCGATCGCTTGCATTGTGTTTACAGCCTGATAATTCAATAAAGCCTGCTGGAATGCTTGGCTTTGTGCTATTTGTTGGGCTTGTTCTTGGCTTTGTAATTGAACATAAAGATTCTGAAGCTCAAGTCTTGCCTGTGCGTCACTTATCTTGCCTTCATCGACGCCTTGCCCGAGCATCTTTGCAGCAAGGACATACAGCTTAGGTGTTGGTGCTGATGCCATGCGTGAGTCGTTCTTCACACTGGCATCAAGGCAATTAGCCATATCGCTAAGCTTTTGATAGCGTTGTTCGCAACTTGCTTGATAGTCACTTACTTTTGCGCATCCAACCAGCAGAAGCGGGATAATTAACAGTGATTTTTTCATATGGTTAACTCTCCTTAGTTTTTCACAGGATATCATGAAGGCAATGCCATTTTAGCCGGAAACTAGATTTCTATGTTTCCTTTTTATTATTGCTATACATGGTCTTAAGCGTTTCAAAAACCATTTTCTTAACCATATCAGATTGTTGCTCTGCCATACGCTCTGCATCGTCAATGTAAACGGATGCAGAGCTTTGTTTAGTCAATGATTCTTCAATCGCTGCAATTATCTCTGAGTTCAGCGATCTGTTATTCATCTTCGCACGCTGTTTAATTTTCGCGTGGAGTTCATGCGGAAGTCTCAAGTGAAACTGCGCCTCGTCGTATTTGCTGTACATCCTTGATGCCTCACCAGTTGGGTGGAATGGCATCGTAACCTACTGGATAAATACTCAATAGTACCATTTCGGTATGCAATCAAATCATGGTTGCATCATATCATTCGTCTGGAGCAATGAAATGTCAGATATCACCGCAAATGTTGTGGTAAGCATGCCTTCTCAACTCTTCACTATGGCTCGTTCTTTTAAAGCTGTAGCCAATGGCAAAATTTATATCGGTAAAATTGACACTGACCCGGTAAATCCTGAAAACCAGATTCAGGTTTATATAGAGAACGAAGACGGTTCTCACGTTCCTGTTTCGCAACCAATCATCATTAATGCTGCTGGTTACCCCGTATATAACGGACAGATTACCAAGTTCGTAACTGTACAGAATCACTCCATGGCTGTATATGATGCGTATGGCGCACAACAATTCTATTATCCTGATCTACTGAAATATTCTCCAGATCAGTTAAGGGCTGAGCTTTCTGGCCCTGATGGCGCATCTCTGGTTGGTTATGGAGATGAAACTGTCAAAGATGCTCTTGACAATAATGCCCATAAAATAGATACGTTGAGAAGTGACTTGGCTGCTGATGATGGCTTTCGCCACATAGGCAACTTTCTCAATTTAGATGCGCTGAGGGATTCAATACCATTAGTTGCTGGAGAAATTGTCTATGTAGCTTCAGCAGCAAGTGCTACAGCAACTGAAAAACATTATGGCGGTGGTTACTTCCAGTCTTTCGACAATAGCACATCACAGATTGCCGATGATGGAGGGATTGTTATTGTTCCAAGTTCAGGTAAATTTGCTTGGAGGAGGGTTGTTGATGGTGAGATATGGGTAGAGTATTTTGGAGCAAAACCGATAAATGATTTTGACAACGCCTCTGCAATATCAAAGGCTTTATCATATGGATATGATAATAATACCCCTATTCATTTTATGTCAGGTGAATATCTAACCTCCGAAAGTCCTGTTGTAAAGTCATGGTCTGGAATCATAGGTCAAGGTCAAAATAAGACGATTATCTCTAAAACAACAAATAACGCGAACACCATAATTTCTGGAGTCTCAGTGGATGCACTGCTGATTATTCTTCCAAAAAAATTCGTTGTAGATGGTGTTGAGAGTGATAACTATGCTACAGGCGTAGAGATACAAGGTGTTACTTTAAGACGTCATGAAATTATAGATAGAAATAATCAACCAACATATGGAATATACTCTCCTTACATGGCTTCAAGTTTGTTAAGAGACTTGCGTGTAGAATGTGGGTATTATGGTTTTTGGGGTGAAGATTGCTTCTCAAATATATTTGAACGGTGCGGTTTTTTAGGTTTGGCTATTGGGCAGTTTACTGGTTTTTATTTAGGTAAAGTGAGGGATGGTATATATAACCTTTCTGGAACAAGTAATCTTCTAGACCAGGTGGGAGTTGTTAATTATCAAATTGGTTTTGAAATTGACGCTCAACAGTACACAACACTAAATTGTTGTACTGCTGATTCTATATTTCCTATGTCTGGTACTACTGAGACAATATCAAGAGCTTATCTTTTCAATAACCCTCATGGAATAACAATGAATAGTTGTGGAAGTGAGAATGTAAAGGGGGAAAGAATAGCAGTAGTCCAAGCTTCGCCATCTATTTATGACGGTACAATGGTGATAAATGGATGTCAATTTCAGGTTGTCCCAGCAAATCCACCAATTTCTTTGCCAATATTTAGGTTTGAGAACAATGGCACAAATTCATTTAATTTGTACATAACAGTAAATTCATCTAACTTTCGTCGAGATTCTTCTACAACACCAAACCTAATTCAAGGATATGTTTATGGTGGCACTGGCGCTGTCACAGTCGTAAGATTCATAGCATCTGTTCTTGAAGATCCGATAACGGCAGGAAATGTAGATGTTAAACTAATTTAGCTATAAGAAAGCCGTTAATTTTTATATTCAACGGCTTTAATTGTTTCTGCAAAAGACCATATCTTTAGGAGATGGTCTTTTGCTTAATTGTGGTGTTTATTTACATAAAGAATCATCAAAACTCACCATTACATTCTCATTATCACGATAAATTTTAATATCATTAGATGAATAAATTAGTGTTGATTTACAATAGTCCTTCATGAACATAGATACTTCTTTACTGGAAAAATCAGGATAATTTTGATTTACTCCTCTAATCTTGAGGTATACATGAGAGCCATACCAGTTATAGAAGTAGTCGAGTACTATTGTTTTGAATAGTGGATAATTTAATTCTGAATTAAGTAGTATAGGGGATTTTGGTGAACTACCATTAAACATAACATTAACACTATTTTCGGGTATGTTTTTTAACGCTAGCCCAATAATTTCAGCAATGTATTTATTTTTATCATCTTGTGCTCGCAAAGCATTTCCATATGAATAAAAAAGAGTAATTATATAAAAAAGGAATATTAAAAATATACCGTTGACAATTCTTGTGTTATTTATTCCCAAATATAAAAGGGTGAAGATGAATAAAAAAAGACCATTAAACCCAATATAAACCCTTGCAAAAGTTGTTAGAGTGTTTTCAAGGAGAAGTAATGAAATCATTGATGATATAAAAGTCAAAGGTAATGATAACACTGCCATCAAAGATAAAAAAACAGCAGCATTACACTTGTGTTTTTTAATGTAAACAAAAACCAATTTAATGGCAAATGCAAATGATACAATAAAACTACCAATTAATAATTCACTCCCATGCTCAGGGATTATATTTCTAGTGTAGAAATCATAATACGCAATAAAGTTCTTATGAATTACATCTATAATATTTGTGGCAACTCCTGGGTGATTTTGACTATTGTCATTAACATGAGTTAACGGCAGTACAACCCTCATATAGATAACAGCGCCAACCAATACTTCGATAATTCGAAATGCAATTGACTTTATTATGTGTGTTGGCTCTTTATTATTCTTTATGTTAATAAACATTTCTATAGAGATTAATATAAAAACTATATTAATAGATGCTTGGTAAAATGAAAATAAGATAACTATAAAGCTAGAATGTAAAATAAATGAAATTACCGTGTTTTTATAGTTTAGACAAATAAATGCAAATGCAAAAAATATCGAAGCTGAGATGGTTAAGCTATCAAACCTGTATGATAGAGGTTCGATTATAAATGGACTTAATAAAAATGACAACGGTAAAAAAAGATAATGATTATCTGAATTAAATAATTTAATGTGAAATAGATAAAATGAAATAGACAATAGCAAACATGCTATTATTAGAGGCAATGGAGCCAAGTCAGTTAGATGATTGTTAAAATTAAGAATAATCATTAATCTATCTGATAATGGTCTACCATCAATTCCCCAATAAGTTACGCCGCTCATTGCTCTGCTCATATCATCGCTGTAGTAAACATTTGCAATTATAATTGGGAGCGCAAGTAAGAATGTGATAAATAAGTAAATCTTAATGTTATTTTTCATTTTTAGAACTCTTTAAAAGATATTTCGGCCTTTGCTTTGTTTCAATATAAATTCGTCCAATGTACTCACCAAGAACACCAATACCAATGAGTTGGATACCACCAAGGAAAAGTATAGATACTAGCAGGGATGGATAACCTCTAACCGGGTTTCC